TTATGCACCGGGCGAACCGTACATCCCAAGCGGATCGGATACACCGAAAGAATAACGCTCACGCGCTTTGTAGCGCACGTTACCTGTATCGAAGTCACCGTCCATAGATGTCTGCATGGCTGTACGCACAAAGTGCTTCATGCCGTTTGGAACATCTGTAGTCAGGAAGAAGGCGTCTGCGTCAGTCAGATAGTGGTTGACGCGATAACCTTCAGGGATCGAACCATTAGTGTTGATAGCATTAATGTCGTTATCCGCTGTACCTACACGCAGTTCAGTCTGAAGCAAACGAGTTGCAACAAACATCAACGCAGGTGGAACGATGAGCTTGCGTGGGCGAGCTGCAATCAACAGGCCGCGTTCATCAGTGTACGCTGCGATGTCAATTACTGCTTGCTCAAGCGAGGTTTCGTTCAAGTCTGCAGCAACTGCAGGGCGGTTGGCGTTATTAGTGCCAGCCACAGTGCCGTGTGTTGTTGAGAACAGTGTAGTGCCATCACCAGAGTTGAATGTGGTGAAGCCTGTGTTCAGCAACGAAGCTGCTTTAACCTGCTTGGTGTATGCCATAGCGCGAGCCAAGGCTTTAGTATAACGAGCAGACAGAGAATCGTACAAGTTATCTTCCATCGCTTCTTCAGTGATGGAGAAACCCATGCCAACAGTCTCGTGATTGTAACGAGCTGTAAACGATTCTTGAGCATTATCATAAGAGATGGAAGAGCCTTCAGCTTTAACTGGGGCTGCGCCAAATCCTGATAATTTTACTTCTTCCTCAAAACTACGTTCTGAGTTTTCAGTCTCATAGATTTCTGCATGTTCGTTTTCGTACTTGCCGTACTCAAGCCCAAAGAGAGCGTTAAGACCGGGCAATAGCTCTTTAAGGAGCTGGGCGCGTGAAATAGCCATTAGTTAGCCTCCTTACAAGCCAACAGCATTTGTCATGCTGTTATAACCGGGGTTGAATTTAACCAACAGATCGGGGAAAGCATCCGTAATTGGGGATACTGCAGACACGATACGGAAGGCGGCGGTTGTTGTGACAGTGGTAGCGTCTACTGCAGAAGTTGAGTTACCTGTTGTGGTAGAACCAGTAGAGGTAGACTGCGCTGCTGCAAAGAACGTGTTTGCACCAATGTCAGATTGATCCATCGCACCATCGGCTTGTACTTGAAACAGTACGTTTGGATCGTCAACAACATAGGCTTTGATAGCATCACCATTGGACGTACCAGATGGGTAATACTGAGCCTGAACCAATTGGCCCGAGGAGTTGACATATTCACAACCAACGAACACACCAAGAGAACCTGTTAAGGTTGTACCTGTTGGGAACGCATTTGTGGTTCCATCGGCACCTGTCGCTGTTGACAGGGCGATATAGCCATCGGCTCCGATGTGAACAACTTGCCCGTAGAACAGGTTAGTCGCTTCACCAGCGGGGTCGATGAGAAACTGGGACGTTGCCCCAGCATATGGCATTCCGTCTGCACGTTTGACAGGACGTAGGCCATAGGGAGCTGCTGTAGTAGCCATCTCTCTTACTCCTAATTTAAGTTAGACAAGCTCCCCTTTCAGGTTACTTGCCGAATGAAGAACGCGTTGACCGTTCTGGGTCTAGTACGGGCATACGCGGATCGGAATTGCGCAAGTAGCTATTGTCCACAGCACTCATCTGGTTTTGGGCCTGATCGAGCTGGGCTTCACGGCGAGCTTGCACATTTTCGGTTGAATTTTGACAAAGCAGTAATCCACCGACCTCTATGTTGTCTGTAAATCGAGACTCGATATCAGACACAACTTGAAGGTTTGGATGATCTTCTGAACGAACGGGTGTCCATCCCTCACGAAATTTAGAAGAGACGTTGGTGTTATCATTTTTCCCAAGAGTAGCGGTGCGAATCCAGCGGTACTCAATACCGGGTCTGGGTTCGGGGGTTGGTAACATTGACGGTCTCTGCCATGACACCTTGCGTTGACCCGACTCGCGGGTCTCTGTAGTGCGTGAGTTCCTATTCGACATTATTTCATTTCCTTCATCAATTGCGCCGCATATTGTTCATTTGACAGACCAAGTCTCTTGGCGAGAGAAACCTGCGTTGAGGTCAGTTGCACTTTGCGTGGTCTTTTTCCACTGCGAGCAGCGGGGGCGACTACGTTACCCGCTTGGCGTTGAGGTGCAGATTCCTCAATAATCTCATCGCCAAACTTATCTGGGAACACGCGGCGAACCGCAGTGTCTAACTCATTGTAGTATTCTTCCGTCCTTGGATCAATACCGCTTTTCACGAGCTTCTCGTGAAGGCCGTAAGCATACCCTGTCATCTCAGGGTCTTTCTCAAACCATTCGTTCTTGCTGGCCCACTCCATAGCGCGTTTATCCGGCTTAGGCGGTTGCACTGCTGGTGCCTGATATTGTGGTTCAGGTGCTTTCTGTTGAACTGGTTGAGGCTTGTAGCTTTCGTAACGCATCTTCTCGCTTTGAAGCGCGTTAAGTTTTTCCTGAGCCTCTAGTAACGCATCGGGGTCACCAGACTCATATGCCGTCTTAAAAGCAGACTTAGCCTTATCCATCTCTGCGCTTACGCGCCCCTTAGCCTGATTGACAAGTACACCTTCACCCTCTGAGAGGGTCTTGCGTAGCTGTTCGTTCTCAGCCTTTACTTGCTGGGCAAAGCGTAAGGCTTCTTCTTGCAACCGAGCAGATTCTTCTTTTGCTCGACGCTCTTCGTGGTATTCAAACTTTAGTTGCTTGATACGTTTCTGTACGCCTTCACTGTACTTCTCAACCTCATCGTCGTCTGGGACATTAGGTTGGGCGCTTTCGGCGCGACGAGGCTTGCCCTTATCTTCTTCTGGCGTGTCGTCTATAACCTCGATTTCAAATCCATCATCACTGTCAGACTCTTCTGGCTGTGAGTTGGCTAGAGCTTCAGCGACTGTTTCGTCTTGAAACTCTGTTTGTTCTGCTAATTGATTCATGCTCTTGCGTACCCCCGTGGATCATCGACAACTGCCTCTACAGTGTCATCATTGATTAAACGAAACTCTTTCCCATAAACCTTGAACCGAGTGCCAGAATACGAACGGAAGATTACGAAATCCCCCTTCTTGCAGTACGGTCCATGTGGAAACTTAGATTCATCTGCGTAGGCGTCAGCGCCTAGCTCCATGACAAAACCAATAATAGATGCGGTCTCTTCTGCGGAACGAATCCCGTCAGGCATTATGACCCCACCTTCGGTCTTATCACTTGTTTCGGGTACACCAATAAGGATTTTATATCCTTGTGGTTTCGGTAGTTTAGAGGCCACCTTTTCCTCTGTCTTCTTATTCCCTGTATACATATCTCTTCCTGCAGTGATTAAAGGTTCACAGATACCCTGCGCAGTTGCCTGCGTAGTTCTCCCAAGGGTACGGTACACTAGAACATGTTATCTTTCAATATACCGTGTCTCAATATCTTTGAGGTCATCCCTGATGAACCTCAGAGCCTCTATTCGCCCCACCATACGATTATAGAGTTCCATACTATCCGCCGCGCCAGACGCGAGGTACGTTTTTAATTCGTCCTCGTACTCGTCTAGTTTACGACCCACCAGCGTAAATACGTTATCGTCCATCTCCCTTAGCAAGCTCCTTTGCTACTTCAATACCTAGTTTAGCGCCCTCTGCTTGATCTTTGCGCTGTGCTTCATCCAGATCAGTGGCAAGTTTAACACCCAAACGTGCGCCCTCTCTCTGGTTCTCAGAAGAAATTCGCTCTGCATCAAGCTGCAGTTTCGCGGTATCCATCTGAATCTTATGCTGCAATTCTTGCTGCTTCATCTGCAATTCCATCTGCTGCATCTGAACAACTGGGTCTTGCTGCTGTTGTTGTATCTGCTTCTGCTGCGCTTCCATCTGATCTTTTTGGAGTAGCTTCTCAGCAGCATCCTTAGCGAGCCTAGAGATTTGAACCTCTACGTCTTCTGGCAAAGGCTGATCTTCATTTGGCATCTCAACACCAAGCATCTTCTCAATTTCACGACGATACTGGAACGCAACATGTTCTGTGATGTGAGCGGCCATAGCCTGACCAATTGCTTGAGCAAACGGAGACTGACCAACCATTTCCCGCATTTTGGGGTCTTGCATCGCTGCCATATGCACAGCGATATGTGCCTCGTGGTCCTGATACTTGAAGGCTTTGACAGGCTCTTGCTTGAGCAGCATCATATTTTCTGTAACAGGATCAGAGGGTTTGATGTCTTCAGGCAGCTTAATGATATCCCCAGCGTCCTGAATACCCAGAACCTCAAGCATCTGACGGTGTAGCTTACCCAAGTCGTAGAGCTGTGGAGCCTGTTGAGACAATTGAAGGGCCGCTTGATACTGCATAATCCGCTGGGACATTGTCGCAGCGTTGGGGTCAGACACAGGTATAACGTCTACACGAGAGTCAAAATCCTTCTGACGATCAAAGTCACCATCCATCTCGTAAGCATACTCTGACGGCATGTAGTCACGGATAATGCTAGACAAGAGGCGTAGCTCTTTCTTCATAGCTGCGTGCATACGAGCCTGAACGCCGGACATAACTTTCATGGAGCGTTCCATCAAAGCGAGAGTTGTACCCACAGGTGCCTGTGCGTTCATGTCACCTACTTGAATGTCCGCAACCGAACCAATGCGTCTTCCTTCTTCGACAATGTTGCCCAGTAACGAGTAGAGTACAGACGATGGCTCTTTGTAAGGGATGAACGTAATCGAATCCCGAATAGCACCGCCCGGTACATCAACGTCCCTAAACTCACCCGGCATAAGCGGACTGTCGTCCCCTTTAATACGCATTCCCCTAGCTTTAAGGCCAGCAGGCAAGTTCGATAGTGTACCAGCATCAATAAGCTGGCGAAGAATTGAAGTGGCAGACTTGGCGAGACCACCGATGAGATGAATAAGGCCCGTACCATAGAAACCCAGTCCCGGCAGATACTTGTAATGGACAAAATGTGCGCGTTTCTTTTTCTTACGGTCATCCTCGTACCAATTCCTTCTAATAGATAAAATTTCACGGGAGGACTTATCAATAGTAACGATATACGGGCGTGCAATCCCATCAGGATCGTCAAACTCTTCTGGCATGTTCATGGTAACGTGCATCTCTAGAATCGTATGCCGATCATCATCTTCTATGACGGCGCTCTCCCCATCTAGCTCGTCATATTTTTCTTGTATATCTGAGAAATCTGGCTCTGGATCAGGCAGGTCAACGTCTCTGTAGAACCCTGCTACCTGTAACTCCAAGATTTCATTAGATGTTTTCTTCATTATGTGCGTATATCGTGGGCAGGTCATCAAATCTGATGCCCCGTAAGACGCTACAAAGTCCTCTGCAGGGACAAACATAGACGCCGGACGCTCCATAATCGGATCGTAGTAGACCTTCTTGAATGCAGAACCAGCGAGCGGGAGCTTAAATAGCATCTGCTCTGTCTCATCGCGGTACTCAGTCATCTCCTCTGTGAGGAGGTAATTCATTTCTGTCTGGATACGATCAGCTTGATCTAGCTTCTCAGGGGTCATTTTACCCATAATCTTAGTACGGCACGGTCCAGATGCAGGGAAAAGCTCCCCCATAGCCTGTGCTTGGAAGCGTACAACAGCTTCAGTTAGTACTGGATGAAACACACCGGACGCGCCCTGCCATGGTTGACTGCGATCTTCGATCTTCATACCTAG